AACCACGGCGTGTATCGGATCGACTTTGACGCGGCCACCGACAGCGGGGACGACCACAGCCAGGACAGGGCCATCGAAGGCAGCGTGGACCTGTGGACACGGGGACGGTGCAACGATATCGCGGCAGCGGTGGAAGAGGCCCTGGAGACGGTCTGCGGCGCCAGCTGGGAGAAGACCGTGCAGGAGCCGGACCCGGAGACCCACCTGCTCCGGCGGGAATATGTTTTCCAGATGGAGCGTGAGTGACATGGCGGGAAGCATGAAGACCAGCGGGACCGAGGAGCTGATAGCAATGCTGGGGCGACTTGGGAATGAGGCCCCACGGATTGCTGCATACGCTCTGTACGAAGGCGCAGGCGTTGTTGCCGATGCCTACAAGTCGGCCGTGGGGTCCATCATGACCACCAGTCGGAGGCGTCACAAGGAGCCTGGCGGGAGGCTTCCGACAAAGGAAGAAAAGGCCATGCTCCAGGGCGCAACGGGCGTTTCCAAGTTCCACAAGGACATCGACAGCGTGGACACGCTTGTGGGTGCAGCGGAAGGATACGGAAGTCTTAACGGGAGGCGGAAGGCTTATAAACTGCTGGCCCGGTCCATCAATTCCGGGATTCATTTCATGAAAAAACAGCCGGTGTTCCGGAGGGCGTCGAGCCAGAGCCGGGCTAAGGCACAGGCAGCGATGGTTGCGAAGGCTGAAGAGCTGATCAACGAGATCGCAAAATAAGAGGAGGACGAGACAATGGCTTATATCGGCATGCGGAGCCCGGTTGCGGCTCCGGTAACCGCCCACACGGACGGCTCTGCCATCACCTACGGCGCCGGCTTTGTGATCGGCAACGCGGTGGCGGCGAACATCTCTTTCGAGACTGGCGACAACCCGGACTACGGCGATGACATCATCATCGACAACGACAACGGGATCAACGGCTACTCCGGCACTCTGGACGTCAACGCCCTGACGGCGGACGTGCGGGCCAAGCTGCTGGGCTGGGAGGCTGTGACCGGCACCGGCAGCGCGGTGACCCAATATGAGGTCACCGACGCGGCGGCCCCGGAGGTGGGCTGGGGGTTCATCCATGTCAGCATGTACAAGGGAACCCGCAGTTACGAAGCCTACTGGTTCCATAAGGCCCAGTTCACGCAGAACGCGGTGAACGCCAGCACCAAGGAGCGGCAGATCACCTGGAACCATCCTCAGATGAATTTCCAGGGAAAAGGCTGCTACCTGGACGACAGCGGGAAGGCCAAATACTTCGACTGGATGACTTTTTCAACGGAAAGCGCCGCGAAGACATGGCTCTACACCAAGGCCGGCATTTCGATCTGATGGCATGGGGGCGCTCCGAAAACGGGGCGCCTCCGCTTTTTCGATAAAAAGGAGTGAAACAAAATGGCAGAAAACGATAGCCCGGTGACCATTGACATGACAGAGGAACCGAAGGACGGCGAGCAGATCAAGCCTGCGAAGGTAAAGAACGTTTCAGTTCTGATCGGCGACAGGACCGTTCCGCTGCGGCTGACCATGCGCGGCATCATCCAGATCGAAGAAGAAATGGATATGGACGTGGAGGAACTGCGTGCAGCGCTGAACAACCTGAAGAAAAAGAACACCCGGATGGTGATCCGTGCGCTGGTGATCCTGGGGAACGAAGGGCTCCGGATGAAGGGCGAGGAAGCGAACCTGACAGAGGAAGAGTTGATCGAAAAGATCCCAGTACACAACAGGCTGCTATACAGGGTTGGAGCGCTGGCGGCCATCTCCAAAGGCATGTTCATGGAGACGGATGACTCTGAAGAAGAGAAACAGGACGTGGTCCTGAATGAGATCTTAAAAAAAAATACAGATTGACGGCGCGGACCCTGCGTAGCTACGGGCTGACGGCGGGGCTGCGCTACGATGATATGGACAATTTGAGTCCGGGAGAGATCCTGGACCTTTTCATCATGCGTCGTAAATATGACGACAATCAGCACAGAATCCAGCGGGGGTGATTAAATGGCGGACATCAGCACCAGAATGTCAGTGGAAGGCCTGAGCCAGTATAAAAGCGCATTCAGCCAGGCACAGAACGCTGTCAAGACGCTGGACGCTGAGCTGAAGAAGAGCGAGGCCCAGTTCAAGGCCACGGGGAACCAGGAACAGTTCCTTGCTGACAAAGGAAAGATCCTTCAGCAGCAGTTGAAACTGCAGAAACAGGCGGCGGAGCAGGCAAAAGCAGCCTTGAAGCAGATGGACGCTCAAGGTGTGAACCCGATGAGCCGGAGCTATCAGGAATTCTCCCAGAAACTGGCCAACGCAGAGACGGCTATTATCAACACAACGACAGCGCTCAACACGTTGGGGCAGAGCGAAGAAGCGGCGGCTACAGGCGCCGACAAGCTGACCACAAGCGTGAACGGGATCAATAAGAAGATCAGCCTGGACCAGGTGATCGGCGGGATCGACAAGATCACCGGCGGACTGGAGAACGCGGCGAAGAAGGCCATCGAATTCGGGAAGCAGCTCTGGGACACGATAATGAACAGTGCTTCCCAGGCGGACGACATCTCTACCATGGCGACACGTCTTGGGCTGACGGATGATCAGGTTCAGCGGATGATGTACGTGGCGGACCGGTTTGAAGCGCCGGTAGAAGCTATGGCAAAAACCTGGAAAAAACTGAAGAACAACATGGCCAGCGACAATGCCGAAATCGTTGCAGGCTTTGAAAAACTCGGCGTGGCAACTCATGTGATGATCACCGGGAAGTACGAAAACTACGCCGGACCTGCCCGGGACTATCTGGATGTGTTCTGGGAAGTCGGCGACGCGCTGATGCGGATGACCGACGAATCCGAACGGGAACAGATGGCTCAGAAGCTGCTGGGGCGCAGCTGGGATGAAATGATCCCGTTGTTCAAAGCAGGTCGTGAGGCGTACGAAGATGCGCTGAAGGCAGCTCCTACAGCCAGCGAGGACGCTGTGGAAAGCGCGGCATCGCTGAACGACAGGGTAAAGGAGCTGGAAAAAAGCTGGGACACGCTGAAGCTGGATGTTATCGGTGAGGTTGCGCCAGCGCTGGAAAAAGGCGCGGACGCCATTGCAACACTGCTGGACAAAATCACGGAATATCTGAAAACGGACGCCGGGCAGCAGATGCTGGAAGACCTGGGGACGGCTGTCTCCGGGCTTTTTGAGGATCTGGGAAAGATCGATCCGGAGAAGGTTGTCAGCGGATTTGTCGGTGTATTCAACACCATCACGGACGGGCTCAAATGGCTGCTGGAAAACAAGAGCGCACTGGGGGACGTGCTGGTCGGCATTGTTAAAGCCTGGGCCGGATTGGAGCTCACCGGCGGTGCGCTGCAGGTGCTGCAGCTGGTGAACGGAGTCAAGGATCTTGCCGGCGGCGGCAGTGGTGGAGACGGAACGACAGCCACCACCGGCGGCGGAAACACCACAGGCGGCGGAGGGTTCTGGACCAACGCGATCAACACAGCTGCCCTGGTTGGATCCGCGGCATCGTTTTACCGAGCGACAGAAGGCAACATGAAGCAGCAGCTGAAAAACTTCTACGAACAGACGCAGGGGATGAGCGTGGAAGAGCAGGCGAAGCTCATGTGGATGCAGACCACCGGCATGAGCGAGGCGGAATACAACTACCGTATGAACAGCGACGGCGGCGGGGAATTCTTCGGCACGCCGGAAAACCCTGTGGAGGTCACGGTGACGCCGGTGGCGGAGGACGGATCCGCCCAGAGCGTCAGCGACCAGGTGGGCACGGTGGATATCAACGGAATCGTGCATATCACGGGCGTGGACGGGGCACCCATGGGCGTCAGCGGCAACTGGTGGGGCGGAGACGGAACCATCGTGCGGCCCCACAGAGTCGGCAGCCATGCCAACGGCTTGCCCTGGGTGCCGTATGACGGATACATGGCCATGCTGCACAAAGGGGAGCGGGTCGTGCCGGCGCGGGAGGTTTCCGGAAGCCGGACGTTCAGCAGCAACCTCTATGTGGAATCGATGTACATGAACAACGGGCAGGACGTGGACGGACTGGCGGCACGGGTGGCCGCTGAGAACCGGCGGATCATGTCCGGATTTGGGAGCTGAAATCATGGGACAGAGCTTTTTTATCTGGAACGGGCGGGATTGCCGGTCGATGGGTGTGAACCTGCGCGGGCCGGTTCCGATTGTTCGCCCGGAGGAACGGGTGCGGCACGTGGAGATCCCGGGAAGCAGCGGCGACCTGACGGAGACGGAAGGCGAAAATATTTATAATTCCTACATTCAGACGGCATCGATCAGCGTCCGCGGAGGGTTCCGGGTGCGGGAGGTTTACCGGTGGCTACGCGGGGCCGGATATGTGACGTTCAGTGGAGAACCGGACAGGCGGCAAGCGGCGCGAATCATCGGAGCCATCACGCTGAACCGGCACAGCAGGAACCTGGACAAATGGGAGGGCGAGGTTCAATTTTACTGCCAGCCGCTGAAGCAAAAGTTAACAGAAAAAACCATCACGCTGACCAACAACGGAACGGTCCGGAACGACGGTGACGTGAACGCTAAACCGCTGTACAAAATCACATGCAGCAACAGCGACGTCGTGATTTCCGCCCTTGGCGACAGCACTCCGGAAGACAATTCCCTGACCATTACAGCCAGAACGCCGGATGAAGTGATCTGGGTGGACACCAAGCTGATGGAAGTATACAACAGCGACAAAACTGCGCTGCTGACAAAATACAGCGTCGGCAATTTCCCGGTGCTGTCCCCGGGTGATAACCAATTCGCATTCTACAATGCCAGCAGCGTCGAGATTGAAAAAAGAGAAAGGTACCTGTGATGATCAGCGTATTTGACATCGGAAATGACAACTACGAGGGAAACGGGAACGCGATTCTGATCCCGACGGAAGCGAAGGCAAAGATGGTCGCCGGAGGAAACTACGACCTGACCATGACCCATCCGATCGACCCGGAAGGAAAATGGAAGCACCTGCTGCCGGGGGCGATCATCCGGATCCCGGTGCCGGAGGAAGAGATCGAAAACGCCTTCAGCGGATACGAAGCGGACGTTTACAAAACGACCGGAGAAGCGGTGCTGCGGGAAGCACCGAATGAACCGACGGCGATCACCTATCCGACGTGGAACTGGCAGACGACGGTATATTCTCCAGGGGACAAGGTCACCATATACGGATGGCATCATCGAAACTATCAATGCACCTACTACGACGGCGAAAGCCCGGTGATGCAGGTGCCGCCATATAACAGCAGCTGGTGGAAACCGATTGCGGATCAGACCAGCGGAGCGCCGGCGCTGGTGACGCTTCCGGCGGGGACGGACTTATACTTTGTCGAAGACGTAGACGCGACATGGTACAAGATGAGCACCTACTACGGGGTGATCGGATATATCAAAAAGACGGACGTGCAATACGATAGGCACCTGACACCAAGCGAGACGCAGCCGCGGATCATCCGGGAGCAGCTGCTGCGGATCACGAACGCGACCGTGGACACGAAAAACAGGACGGTGTCCGTGACGGCACAGCACGTGAGCTACGACCTGGCCGGGATCCTGGTGCAGGAAGCGGTGATTGTCCAGGCATCCCCTGCAATGGCGATGGGCCGGATCATGGAAGGGCTGATGGTCGACTACGAAGGAACGATCGCCACCAACCTGACCAGCGACGACAACGGAACATACACCGACACCATCAAGGGGAAAAACGGGATTTACTGCCTGCTGGATCCGGACAAGGGCATTGTCAGCAAATTCGACGCGGCCTACAAGCGGGACAACTGGGACATTTTCATCATGAAGAAGGTGGAGGTTGACCGGGGGTTCCGGCTGAAATACCGGAAGAACCTGCTGGGGGTCAACTGGTCGCAGAAGAGCGACGGACTGATCACCCGGGTGGTTCCGGTGGCGAAGGACGAAGGCGGAGCGGATCTCTATCTTCCGGAGAAGTGGATCGACAGCCCGCTGATCAACAACTACCCGCGGATCCGGATGGAGCGGCTGACGGTCAAGGGGCAGATCGGGAAAGACAAGGGCCTGGGCGACGACAGCGTCTGGACGGACACCGACCTATACGCAGAGATGCGGACGAAGGCGCAGGAACGGTTCACCATCGACAAGGCCGACCTGATCACGCAGGAAGTGACGGTCGACTTTGAGATGATCGGCGACACGGAGGAATACCAGGAACTGAAGGGACTGGAAAAGGTTCTGCTTTACGACACCGTGACGGTTGAGGACGAAACGGTCGGGCTGAGCATGCAGCTGACGGTGACGGAGATAGAGTGGGACGCGATCCGGAAGAAGGTCACGGCGCTGAAGCTCTCCAATGTGAACAACCGGGCCGGAAAGAACGTGACCGGGTACAACGTCCAGGCGAAGAGCATCGGGAGCGACAAGCTGACGGACGACGTGGCCGGGGAGATCCTGAACGACGTGCGGGACATCATCCCGGAATACGCAGATCCGGACGCTGGAAGAACCGCGACGAACATCGTCGACAACCTGACCAGCACCAGCACGACGGACGCACTTTCTGCGAACATGGGGCGGGAATTAAATAACAATATTGCGAACTTAAACAGCAAAACAACGTTATCTATTGATTATGTCTCGAATGCTTATTGCTCGCAAGTAGCGGTGAACAGGATGCACGCCTACAAGTACAGAAACGTATTGTACTTAAATGGGAATCTGGCGTGTTTGGCAAATGCAAATACGATGGCTGACTTTGTACAGATTGGTATAATAAATGGTTGGAATGCGCCTGATTCTCTATATACTCAAGTTGTATCGCAAAATGATGCGTCAAAGAATATTCTGGTGCAAATAAAAAGTGATGGCAAAATATCAATATATTCTGCTAATGGAACAATCAACTCGTTCTATAGATTTAATGTCTGCATTCCTTCAAATTAATGCCCTGTTTAGCGAAGAAGCTGATTGTTACTTTTATAATAAAATGAAGGGAGGAAAATGAAAAATGGACAGAATATTTCATGAGGACATCGTAAAAGTTGACCTGGCGAATAATGGAGTTATACACCGTACGTTTTTAAACAGGACAATCGGAAGAGATGACGATTACGCAAACCGGTTCGGCGTAGAACTTTACTTTAACGGGGAAGCGCTGAATCTGGACACAAGCAGCTGCATCGGGCTTTTCATGGCACCGGATGGGCAGAACATTGTCATTTCAGACCAGAATCACGCATACGCCGGAGGAAACCGGGCATTTGTCCAGCTTCCGCAGGCGTGCTACAACGTCGAAGGACCGTTCACGCTGGCGATCAAGATTATTGAAAGCCCGGTCACAAACACGGTTCGAATCATCGACGGGACGGTAGTCAACACGGGAACGGACAACCCGGTGGCACCGGTTGGAAGCGTGCCGACATACCAGGAAGTGCTGGCGGTTTTCGATCAGATGCTTGAAGCAAAAGCCGGGGCTGTCCGGTATGACATCACGCAGACGCTGACAGATTCAGAAAAAGTAAAAGCACGGGACAACATCGGAATGATACATCTTTCCTTTGACCAGATCGAAGGGGACGACTACATCATGACAGTTTCAACAAAAAGCGAATGGGATCAGATCAGCGGGGATGATTACATGCTGGTAACGATGGCGGACTAAAAAGAAACGGAGGAAAGAAAGATGCCTAAATATGTAACACGGATAGCAAAAAGCGGGGAAAGCGAATCGTATGCAATCAAAGACACAGGGGCGCGGGAGCTGATCAGCGCTGAAGCCACAGCACGTGAGTCCGCAATTGCTGCCGAAGCAACAGCACGTGAGTCCGCAATCGCTGCTGAAGCAACAGCACGTGAGTCCGCAATCGCTGCTGAAGCATCAATCAGAGAAGAAGATATTAGTGTCTTAGATAACGCATTTATTAGTAGAGGATTAGCATTTGATATTTTTGCCATGTATGGAAAAACCAACTCCACAACAACCCCGAGTGGTATAACTTATACATGGAACGGTCAAACATGTACTGTAAGCGGGACTGCATCGGGAAATTCATTCAATAATTTCATAGATATTCCCCTTCCGGCAGCCGGCATTTCAAACCCTCCAAAGCTGACCATGAAAACATCAGGTAATTCGGTGAACGTTATTGTTCAGTGTTTTACGCTTAAAGACGGCTCGACCATTGAAGCAAGACAGCCAGACACAAACGGTCGAGTTATTTTTACGGACACGACAGCAAATCAGCTACTGATTCGCTTATATGTTGCAAATGGGAATACGGCAAGCGGGTCGATAAGTGTACAGGTTTTCAATGAGGATATCGTTCCATTTGGTTCTCATATTTTTGATTGGCCAGAAGATGGGGCGAATATAAACGATCTTGAAAATGGGATTTATCTCCTTGATAGTTCTCATACGTATGTGAATAAACCGCCGCTTAGCGGCGCATGCTATGTACTATCTTATATATTGTACAATACAGGGCTTCAACTTGCGTTTCCGTATACGCCGCAAGGGATTGTTAATACATCAGCACCGCTTATTCGGTCTAAGCACGTTGACGGAACATGGACAGAATGGTACCCAATGGCTGATTTTTCAAATGATTTGTCAAAATATGCCAATGGTCAAAATGTAAACATCAACGATATTATATTACCGGGTTTTTATTTGATATATGATGCGTACACATACACAAATTTGCCATTTTCCGGATCGCTTGGCTTCCTTATTGTTTACAAGAGTGATTCTGCGAGTTTTCAAATTGCGATACCGTGGGATATGACAGCCATATATATGCGACGCAGGCTATATGAGTATGAATGGAGTACCTGGGCACTGGCAGGCGGCGGGAATACTTATAATGTTACAAACGAATACAATTTTCCGGAATATTCGCAGAGCGTAACACTCACAGCAACGCCAACAATCACAGCGGACACAAATAATTATCTTGCTCCAACCGGAACGACTGCCGACCGTACAGCAGACATTCTTGCAATGCTGACGGCGAACGGCATTTGTCGCCTTGGTGCCGGGGATTATTATGTCAATAATCTTCAGATGCCAAACGGAAGTTCCATCATCGGTTCAGGACATGCAACAAATATTCGCCTTGCCGGAACGTCTGATGGTTATGCTATCAAAATGGGATCCAAATGTCTTATCGAAAACGTGCGGATCACAGGTGCAGAATCCGCCCCTTCCTTTGGAACAACAGCTGGGGGAAGGCACGGTATCCTTTGGCAAGGTGATTATACGGAAAGTCGAACCGCTCCTGAGAGGAGTATGGTTAATAATGTCTGGATCGAAAACTTTACCGGCGGCGGCATTACTTGCTATGATACTGGGTACGGTACAAGTAACGCGCTTGAAGTTGTCAATGCATATATAGCAGGCTGCTGGGCAGGTCTTAATATCTCGTACTGGTCTGAATTCCACAAGTTTACAAACGTACGCTGCGGACAATGCCGCATTGGCTGCGTAAATAACGGCGGAAACAATCTGTTTGTAAATTGCGACTTCTCGTCTAATCTTGAGATTGCTATGCTGATGGACAACAGTCAGGGTCAAAGCCCTAACAATACGCACGGTTCGGCTGTTGGATGTGTATTCAATCACACGGCGCATGACGGCGCGAGTAATGCCGGCATCGGTATCGAAATACTGAATTGCGAAAGCGGGTTTGTGTTTACAGGATGTCAAATTTTCTTTTCACAGATACATCTTGTAGATTCTGACGGAATTGTAATTGCTGATACCAACTTCGGCTTGAACAATTGCAACGTTGTTATTGAAGGTGGGGGAACTGTATTATTTTCTAATAATATGGTACAGGGAGCAATCCCGATCTCTATATCTGAAAACCCAAATGTGCATTTCGTGAATTGCTATAACAGATCGACGGGCGCAGTATGGAGTAACTAAATTAAAGGGGACTTTAAAGAATACCGGGAGCCGGAGAAAAGATCCGGCTCCCATACTTTTTCCCTGTTTCGCCGAAGGCTTTGGTTCCACCAGGGCGGCAGATGTAGGCAAAACGGGGAAATCTTTTTTCACGGAGATGACAGGATGAACACGGCGGCATGGATCATCTGCGGATTCGGCGCTGCTTACCTGGGATTGATCGCGGCGATCGGGATCAGCATGGGCGTGGTGATCTGGAAGGAAAAGCGGGCGGAGAAGAAACGGAAGAAGGTAAAGATCATATGAACAGCGCGGAAAAGGTTCTGGCTGATATCGCGGAATGGAAAGCCCAGGGCATCCAAAAGGCGGACATGATGACCAGGATCGCAGAAGCCTGCATGGGCTGGCCCTACATCTGGGGCGCCTACGGGCAGCAGTGCACCGTCAGCACCCGGAAGGCTTACTCCGCCCGGAGCGTCTGCCCGTCAGCGGAGGCGGAGGAGATCCTGCGAAAGTGCCCCGTGTGCAGCGGACGGCAGGCGGACTGCTCCGGGTGCCGGTGGCATCCTGGCGGGGTCACGCTGGCCTTCGACTGCCGTGGCTTCACCCGGTGGGTGCTGGCGCGGATCGGCATCTCGCTGAACGGCGCCGGGGCCACCAGCCAGTGGAATACCGTCGGCAACTGGTCGGCGAAGGGAACCATCAGCGACGGGATCCCGGAGGCGGTCTGCTGCGTGTTCATGAATAAGGGCAAGACCATGACGCATACGGGCCTCTACGTGGGCGGTGGCCGTGTTATCCACTGCTCCGGCGAGGTGAAGGAAGGCCGGATCACGGACCGTGGCTGGACGCACTGGGCCGTCCCGATTGGAATGGAAGGAGATGTGCCTGTGCCGGTTGTGACGAAGCCGACGATCAGGAAGGGCGCCAGCGGTGCGTATGTCGTGGAGCTCCAGGAGGATCTGATCCGGCTGGGGTACGACGTCGGGAAGACCGGCGCGGACGGGAAGGCCGGGACCAACACAATGGCAGCGGTGAAGAAGTTCCAGCAGGATCACCCGCCACTGGTGGCTGATGGCATCTGCGGGCCGCTCACATGGGCGGCCATCGAAGAGGCGCTGAAGGGCGGCGGGACGGTGCTCTACACCGTGACCATCCCGCACCTTGCGAAACACCACGCGGAGGCGCTGGTGGGGAATTATACGGGGGCCATTATGACGGAAGAAGGGGGAAGCGACTGATGGAACTGTCACAGATCTTGTCCGTCTGCGGGGTCTCCGGGATCATCTCCGGGCTCGTGGGCGTGCTGATCGCGGTATTCTTGAAACGCCCGCTGGAAAGGCGGGTCAGCGAAAACGAGGAGTCCAGCGCACGGATGGAGGCCCAGAACAAGGCCACCATGCTGGGCGTCCAGGCCCTGCTGCGGGACAGGCTGCTGCAGGCCTTCAACCACTACCTGGCCCGGGGCTGGATCAGCGCCGGCGACCGGGACAACGTGGAGAACATGTACACACAATACGAAACACTGGGGCCCAACAACGTGATCAGCGACATATACAACCAGGTGAGGGCGCTGCCATCCATCCCGCCTGAATCGCATCCGGTGGAAGCCCACGCCGTACAGTAAGAAGGAGGATATGATCATGAAGCTTAGCAATCGGATGTATGATGTATTGAAGTTCATTGCACAGATCTTGCTGCCGGCGGTCGGCACGCTGTACT